TGATGATGGAGAAGATAATTTCCATCTACGTTTGAAAGAGGATTTGGCAAATCTTAAAAGTAAGAAAGGATAGATTATGAGTTGGAATTATCGTTTAGATACACCTATGATGCAATTAGCTGAAGAGGTGAATAAGAAATATGATACCGATGCTGGTAAGATGCTTCTTTGCACTTATCTCTTTATGGTATCAAGTGAAGAGGTCAAGGACAAGCAAGCTTTCTTTGATTGGGTAGAAGAATTGAGTAAGTCTAGCAAGTGTGATGCGNGGGAGTACGTGGAAATCAAGGACAAAGCCGATTGGCTGCATGGTGGATTCTGTAAGCCGATTTACCGCCACTACAAGGGTAATTTCTATGAGTATCTTGGAGAGGTTACTGATAGCGAGACTTCTGAGGTAAAGGTTGCGTATCAAGCAGTGTGCGGACAGCATGAAGTTTGGGTGCGACCAAAGGAAATGTTCTTTGGTAATGTTGAGGTAGATGGTAAGCTAGTTCCTCGATTTGAGAAGGTAGATTTAAAAGACTTAGAGAAACAAGCCGAGATCAATGGACAGAAGAAAGATTAAGAGTTTGCTAGGTCTAGCAATCTTGCGAGTGAATGAAGTCGTACCGGATTTCGAAGACTTGAATAAGGTTCTTCCTTTGCTTAGACAGGCAATTGATGAATTAGATAAGTCTGATTCGGGTTCAGTTTAAAAAGGGTGGAAAATGGCAAATAAGCAGACGATAAAACCAAAGGTAGTTCCTTTTGAGATAGCCAAGCTTCTGAAGGAGGTTGGCTACGATGAGAAGATAGCCGAATTTTGGGCTTATGCTAGTCCTTGGACAGCAAAGGGTGGTATTCGTAAGGGTGGAAAATATAATGAGCATTACGGCAGTTATATCGCTTATTCAAATTCCGAGTGGGAGAAATCCAATATTGAGTTTTCTGCTGCCTTAAAGTTGAATAGTAAGCATCCGGCAATATCCGCTCCAAGCTATGATATGGTGTTAGATTGGCTTTTAGAGCATTTCGGTTACTGCATTTGTGTTGCAAACATTTCGAAAGGTAAGTTCTGTTGGCAAACTACATCATGGTGTGTAGAGGAAGGCTTGTGTCATACGGATGGTAAGGAATATTCCAGTAGATACAAGGCAATGGATGCCGCTTTCAAGAGTATCTTAAAGGCTCGCATTGAGAATAAAGATAACGAGGTAATCAAAAGACTTTTGGAGGAAATACAAGATGGAAAGAATTTATGATACTTTTGTACACGCAATAATGATGAAGTTAGAAGCTCGTTTATGTACTGAACTCGAATGTGTTTATAAGAATATAACAAACAAGATTGTTGAGAAGAAAGGTAAACTTACCAACGAAGACGTAATTGAGTTTCAGAAAAAACTACAAGAAGTGTACGACAGGAATGCTGCTATTCGTGAAGAGGTTACTGACATTAAAGATTCCAAGAAATGTATCTTAACTAAAGAAGCATGTGAAGAGTTAATAAAGCGACTTTGCGTGATTAATATAAAAGAAGATGAACAAGCAAAGAATGATAGAGTGGATAGCCACTTGTGATACAGGTGTCTCTTCAATGACTATGTGGAGTGCATTGATGGGGGTAAAACGAAAGAAAGATTTGGATATTCCTAAAGACAATCGTGACTTCCGTAGATGCTATGATATGGTAGAATACGGACACGTAACCTTGGATGAGCTACAAGTTGTAAAGAAGCAATATCCTTGGTTTGCTCCTGTTGTTGACAATTGGAAGGAATTGTCTCTTTTGTTTGAGGAAGAGTTGGACAAACGTTTGTATATACGAATCCGTCAGCTTTGCAAAGAGTCAGATGCTATCCGGTATGAGGTAAAGGGAGGACTTTATTATGAAAGGGGTTTTTGGTATAATGTTTAATTATTTAAAAGATAGAAAGAATGAATAAAGACAAATTAAAGGTCAGCTTTGAGATTGACCGCTACAAGGTAATTGGTATGCTTTCACGTAATTGTGAGAATGCTGAAGAGTACAACGAGATTATGGATATTCTTGAAGGCAAGAATGAGTTTGTGCGTGATGCGAATGGTAACGAGGAACTTGCAAGCCGCATTTGCAATTATGCTTTAGACTCTATCTTGGTTGAGAATCCAGATTTGGCTCTCCGTAAGCGTTTGGATAAGGAACAGAAAGGCGATGATGCTCCTGATGGAATTTCAAATGTTATCGAAATCAAAGGTGATGACGCAAAGAAACTTGTAGAAACCCTTTGTAGCATTCTCCACAAGGGTAAGTGATGTAAAATTCATCAAAAGAATATAAATAAACACTAAAACACTTGCAAGTATAAGAAAAAATGCTTATCTTTGCATCGTGTTTGAAACAGATGGCCTTCTGAGAGGTCGCTTCTACCATAAGTCAAGACTTAGGAGTTTACGGCATGGTTTACACATTACCCAGCCCAGCTAGACTATAACAAGCAACTCTTATTAGGGTGAGAGACCCTAGTTGCTGCATTAGACAAGTGGTTAAGTCGCCAGCTTTTCACGCTGGTATTCAAAGGTTCGAATCCTTTATGCAGTACATACAAAATTGCCCTATGGTGTAATGGCAACACTACAGGTTTTGGTTCTGTCATTAGTGGTTCGAATCCGCTTGGGGCAACAAGGTGGAATTGGTATATGTTCCACAAAAGGTGCGATATTCAAGCGGTTAAAGAAGATAGACTGTAAATCTATTCCCATTGTGGGTTCGGTGAGTTCGAATCTCCCTTGCACCATGAGAACTTTTGTCATAATATGAGGAATGTAGCTCAGTAGTAGAGCACTTGGCTTGGTAACTAAGGGGGCGTTGGTGCGAATCCAATCATTCCTTTACGCTTTCGTAGCTCAGTGGCAGAGCATAGGATTTTTAATCCTAGGGTCGAAGGTTCGAATCCTTCCGTTGGCACAATGATACACAAGAAGAGAGCCGTGATGTTTGTTTTGTTGGAATCTCGGACATCTGTCAATGGGCAAACGTAGGATGCAGATGAGACGAATAAAGTTGTGAATAAGTCTATGAACTAGGGGAACAAGCGGAATGGCTCTCTATTGTGCTTCATTTGATGGTTTAACGAAAAATTGAAGAATATGAAAAGTCCGTTAAGAATGGCAGTCGCTTTAGAAAAGAACAACAAGGTATATCCAAAAGATGTACGGAAGTTCTTGATGGGATTGTACGCCACGCTGCATTTGACAGATAACGCAACGGCTAAAGATATGGAAAAGCTGGTATATTATGCTTTTCGGAATGGTTACCTACTAGGTGTTAAGTCTGAAGGAGGTGATGACCAAAAAGCGTATGACAGACTACCGGATTTGGGAGTAGAAGAAGATATTGGTGATGATTTAAAAAGATAGTTGATAAAAATTGGTAATTAGTTAGTAAAGTTTTTTAGGCTTTGGTGTGTGAACATCGAAGCCTTTTACATATATAATAAGGTAAAATAAAAGCTGAAATGTTAACAAGACCCACATAGCAGTTACGAAAGGTTAAAATACGAAAGAAAAACATTAAAAAACTTGCATGTTTCAAAACTTATTCGTATCTTTGCATCGTCAATCAAGATAAGTTGGTTGATTTGCCGAGTGACAAGTTTCACTAAATAAGGTGAGAGCGACACCAAGGGGTAAGACCCGAAACAACTAGCACAATTGATTATGTCTAAGCAGACTGGTTTTTCATTCGCAAGTTCAAAGAAGTCATTAATCGAGACTATTGACGAAATCAAGAAGTCAAAGATGCCTCGCAACGAAAAGATTGTTGCATTGAAGGCTTGCGGTCTTCGTGAGAAAGAAATCTCCGATATGTTGAAGGTTTGTGTGCCAAGCGGTTCAACTTCAACGAGATTCGTTTATACATTCGGTGTTGAGATAGAATGTGTTCATGCCGAGCGCAATGCCTTGATAGAGGCAGGTCGTCAGAATGGTGTTGATATTCATTCTGAGGGCTATAACCACACCGACAACAAGAGTTATTTCAAGATTGTTAGTGATTCTTCAGTTGGTGGTGATATAGACCCTAACGAGGTTGTAAGTCCGGTATTGAATGGCAATACAAATGGTATGGCAACCTTAAAGAAGGCTATCAAGTCTTTGGATGCCGTAGGTGCAAGAGTAAATTCTACTTGTGGTCTTCACGTTCATATTGGTGCAGCAAAGTTGACAGGTGAGCAGTATGTTAACGTCTTCAAGAATTATCAGAAACTTGAAAGATTGATTGATAGTTTTATGGCTCCTTCACGAAGAGGTAATTGCCGTTGGGCAGCCAGCTTGCTTGACAAAGATTTCTCTAATTGCCGTGGCAATTACGATATTAGACGTACTGTATTTCATGGAGACAGATATTACAAGGTCAATGCAGAGAGTTTTGCACGTCACAAGACTATCGAATTTCGTCAGCATCAAGGTTCAACCAATTACAAAAAGATTGAAATGTGGGTTAAGTTCTGCGCAAAACTTGTCGGTTGGTCTCGCAATAATGTCTTTGCTAGTGAGGTTATGAATATCGAAGATATACCTTTCTTGAATAAAGAAGAGAAGGCTTTCTTCCAGAGTCGTAAGGATGCATTTGCAACCAATAACGATTAATTAATGTAGTCCTAGGGTAAAAGCCCTAGGACACAAAGAAATCAAAGTATTATTAAGAAAAAGAAAGGGTAAAGATATGTGTGTTATTATTGTATGTCCGAAAGGTGTTGCTTTGCCATCCGTAGATGAGCTAAAGGCTGCGTATATGAGAAATCCAGATGGTTGCGGTTTTGTGAGCGAGTCTGACCATTACAAGAGTTTGCATTTCTCTACATTTATCCGTAGATTGATGAAGCGAGATATAAATGAGAATGTAATCATACATTTCAGATTTGCTACACATGGTTCTGTCTGTGTCAAGAATTGCCATCCATTCTACAAGGCAGGTTATTGGTTCGCACATAATGGAGTGCTCCCGATTTGTTCCGAGCATGATAAAACAGATAGTCAAATTTGCTTTGAACGTTTCATTTATCCTACTATCAAGAAATATGGTTGGGGTTCTGATGAACATATGAAAGAAATGAACAAATGGACAGCTCATGGTTCTAAGTTTGCAATGTTGCATAATGGTGAGATTGTGAAGTCCGGTAAATTCATAGAGCGTGATGGGCGGTTCTATTCTAATTTGAATCATTTGGGTTATATGAGAAATGTTATAAACTTTTAGAAGATTAATGTTTAGGTTCTTTTTATTCGACAAGCGTCAGATGTCCGTGAGGATATTTGGCGTTTTTTTGTTATATAAGGAGTTTATTTTGTGTAGCTATTAATTATTCGTTTATGTGATGAAATAGCCTTAAATCGCTTAGAAATGCCGTTATTACTCACTTTTGCTTAAAAGTGAGATACTTGCAAATGATTTAGTGCATTTATTATTCTTTTCGTATTATCTTTGCACTAGTTTTAACAAATATATCGAAAGAATGAAAGATAAAATTTTCCAGTTACTAAAACAAGAGTATAAGTCTCTTGGGTTAGGTGATGAAGTTCTTCAGGCACATGCCGAAATGCTTGATAAGATGGGGCTTGTTACTGATGACAACATCGAGACAGTGGTTGCTAGTCAAAAGAGTTTTTTGGAGTCCTTGCAAAAGGACAATGACCGCAGAGTTACCGATGCCAAGAAAAAGTTCGAGGAGGCACAGAAGGCTAAAGAAGATGCTGAACGCAAGGCTGCTGAAGAAGAAGCCAAGAAGAAAGCTGACGAAGAAGCCAAGAAAGCCGCTGAAGAAGCCGAAAAGAAACGCTTGGAGGAATTGGCAAAGAAAAACGAAATGCCGGATTATCTCAAAAAATACTTTGAAGAGCAAGCAGCAGAGAAGAAAGCTTCAGATGAAGCAAGAACCAAGGAACGTGAAGAGTTCAAGAAACTCGTTGAGACCTTGACTCAGAAGAACACAGACCAAGCCAAGACTTACAACGAACAGATGGAGGCGCAAAGCAAGACCATTAAGGAATTGCAAGAAACTATCCAAAAGCAAGCTGAGGAGGCTAAGGCTAAGGAAGAGGCTGCTGCGAAGGCAAAGGCAAAGGCAGACCACGATGCGAAGATTTTATCAAAGGCTAAGGAGTTGGGCATTCCCGAAAGTCGTATCAACGAGGGTTTCACCTTGAGCGATGATGCTACAGATGAAGCTATCGAAACATACCTCTCCAAGGTAGCGAACAACTACAAGGCGTTGCAACAACCACAATTCGGGGGCAGCTATCGTGCTAGCGAGGGCGAGCCAACAAAGGAGGACGTTGACAATGTAGCCGCATCATTAGTTCAGTCACTTTAAAAATTGAAAAACATGAATCAGGAATTGAAGACTACAAAAAAGCAAATTGTCTTTGGTGAGGATTCCGTCATTATCCAGAAATGGGAAGGCGACATCAAGGGCGGTCGTGCTTTGGATTGGACAGGCGTAAAAGATGAAGTTCTTTACGCAGGTCGTGTTATCGTGACAGATGGTAAGGGAACTTACAAGCCATTGCCTATTGAAACAGACAGTTATAAGGCTTTGGGTACTGCCAGTGACCCATTGGAGCATTACAAGTATGCGGGTGTTCTCTATCGTTCCATTCTGAACGGTGAGCCAGCGGCAATTATGACTGCTGGACAAGTTAACAAGGTAGCAGCTAAGGCTGCAAATGGTGCAGACTTTCCGGATGCGTTCCTTACAGCTATGCCAAAGATTGCTTTGGTTAGCGATGAGGATGCAAACAAGTTCGATGAGTCTGATGCAACAATGGACAAAGACTAAAAGAAGGAGGATAACAGATGGAAAAATCACTTTATTTTCAGTTGGTCAATAAATACTTCCCACAACTTGTTGCAAGTGTAGTAGAGAAGTTGAACGGCAAGAATCAGACTGCATTGACCTATATGTACCGAGACCACTTGACTAACACATATAGTCAGGACGGACGCTGGGCATCAATTACTGCGGAATACACACGAGTTGCTGCTGATGTTGTATCAATGGATGCAGAACTTCCATTGAAGAGCCGTGATAAGGTTTCAACCGCTGAGGGTCAAATCCCAAAGGTTGGTATGAAGCTTTACATGTCAGAGAAGCAGCTTAAGGATTTGGATAACATGATTGCGCAACGTTTGCCTCAGCCACAGATTTTGCGTAACTTGTTTGCAGACCTTCCTCGTTGTATTCAGGCGGTTTACGAGCGTATTGAAGATATGTTCCTCAGTGAGCTGTCAACAGGTGTAGCTTTGGCGACTCGTTCCGGTGGTACTGGTGTCCGAGTTGATGTAGGTTTTGCCGAGAAGAACAAGTTCGGTCACGGTGCTAAGGCTTGGGACGCAGAGGATGCAACCCCACTTGATGACATCCAATTGGTTTACGACAAGGCGATGGACGACCAAAACACCATCACTACTTGTTATCTTGATGATTACACAATCAAGTTGCTTGGCAAGAACAAGCAGGTTCGTGCTCAGTTTGCCTTCAATCAAGGCATTGCACTTAGTGGGGATAACAGCAACATTCCTATTTTGAGCTTTGAGCAGATTGCGTCTATCTTTAGAAATAAGTGGCAGACCAACTTGGTACGTGTAGCCCGTACAATCAAGACCGAGATTAACGGCAAGAAGGGAACACACAACCCTTGGGCTAAGGGTCACATGACCTTTACATGCTATGATAACCTTGGTGATTTGTTCTGGACTAACGTAGCCGAAGCTACAAGACCAGTTGCAGGTGTTACTTATCAGTCAGCCGATGAGTATATCTTGGCTAGCCGTTATTCTACTAACGACCCACTCCGTGAGTTCACTAGCTCACAAGCAATGGTTGTTCCTATCTTGAATAACGTTGATGCCATCTACTCTTTGGACTCAACACAAGCGGTAGGTTAGGCTTATGAGAGGTGAGGTAATTAGTCCGTTCCGTGATAAGTTCCATTTTAACACCATCTATGAAGTTGGTGCAATCTTGGACTTTGACGAAGAACGCATGAACTCCCTTATCGAACGTAAGCTTTGCAAGATGTTGGAGGTGCAGGATGATAACCATTCTGCACCTCTAAAAGACGATAAGGAAATTAAAGATACTCCTAAAAAAGGAAGTCTTGAATGATGGAAAAGAAAATCCTGTAAAGGAAGAAGAAAAGAAGTCAGAAGAGACACCTAAGAAGGAAGTCTTGAAGGAGAAGAAGGAGAGCAAGCCTAAAAAGGAGAAAACCTCAAAAAAGGATGCTGCCGAGTCAACTGAAGAGACTCCTGAAAAGGAGAATGTAGAAGAGGAACTTGACGAAAAGGCTAAGAGCGAGCAAGAGGCTGCAAAGAAAATCGCTGAGGCTATGAGTCAGGCTCAGAAATAATGATGTCACATGAAGATAAGAGAATACATTTCGCAGAAGTTGCGTGCTTGGAACATAACGGATGCCCAATTGGAAGATATTTCGTCAGGTATAGACCTTGACGAAGAATATACGTCTGATAATTCGCAGGTTGTAGGCAAGGCGATGATTTCCGTAATCGAGGAACTTATGCTTGCCCCATATATGAGCAATGTGAACGAAAATGGATTCTCTGTCTCTTGGGACTACTCTAGGATAGGACAATACTATATGTGGCTTTGCCGTAAGTATGGTGTTACTCCGGATAATGAAGTGGTGGCAGCTTTAGGGCTTTCCACTATCACGGATAAGTCTGATATTTGGTAAATGTCTAGGTTATGTTATATTCCCCTCATATATTAAAGAAAAAGTTCGTGAATAAGGTTGTCAACAAGTACAACGAGGTCATTAGCTCTTCTGAGGAATGGAAAGAAATGGGGCGTTGTCGGTGCGATGACAACTCTACCGAGCATTTCACTACCGATAATGGTAGCATATATACACCGAAATATCATATTGTTTGTGACAAGTGCCAGATTTCCGAAGGTGATGAAGTCAAAGTATATTCCGATGATGGAAGTTACCGAGGAGGTGGAAAGGTCTATAATGCCCCTAAGTGCAATTATCTTGGTTATATGAGTATCTATGTCTGATGTTATAATGGATGAGATAGACGCTTTCTTTGTGCAGGGAGAAAGGGAAGTAGATGAATTCCTTGATAGGTTAGGTAAAAAAGCCGTTGAGCTTGATAAGACTAACGGAAACTACCGAAACCGCACAGGTAATCTCAGAAGGTCTAACTATAGTAATGTACATGACCACACCTTGACCCTTGGCAACAAAGCGGAATATGCGTCTGATGTTTCCTCTAGGGGATATGATGTTATAGATTCGGGTATTCAGTATATCAAGAAAGAAATCGAGGATATGCGATGATAACAGAAATAGATGCAGGTCATGTAATCTATGATGACTTGGAGCTTATGGGAATGGAACGAAGACTGAAAGGACATCTGAAAAAGGGTGGACTTGATGGGGAAGAACCTATGGTCGGTGAGAAGATTCCCGATGATGGCATGATAGTCATCATCCCTAAGCGTATGAGTGCAGACAAGACATATTTCAATGATTGTACTATAGAGGTAAATATATTGCTCAAAGATATAGAGGGCGAGGCTAATCCTCAGTTGAACGAGCTATTAAAGAAGGCTATTGAAATCCTGTCCGACAATGAAGTCGGAAAAGCAGAGGATGTATGGTATCGTTATTCTATCCGATCCCACGGCATAGAGCAAGAGAGTAGGTTTAGTTGCCATTACGCAAACATTACTATTGATTTTGAAACATTAAACGTAAGATAAGATGAAACCATTTATTGGAATCAAGAGAATTTGGTATGGTGCTCCTCTTACCGAGGCAAATACACCTGCTAAGTTGGCTACATGGTTGAAAACCGCTACAGAGGTCTTGAACAGCCATGAGGGAACATGGGGATATTCTCAGGATGACCCTAGTGTTACCGAGTACAAGAACGAGCTGAACGGACAGGTTTACTATCGTGACAAGACCGATGAGGGTGCTAAGACTATTACATTCTCTATTGGTGTCTTCTCATGGAAGAACAAGGTTGACCTTCAAGGTGGTAAGATGTACGATTCAACCGGAGCAGC